GGGTAGCGATAACGGGGGCAAACCTAATAGTTTGTAACTTAGATAAACGAGAGTGTCCAACCGAGAGGTTGTTTACTAGAAAAAAAGTTATCCACAGGGTACTTTTCTCTGGTGGTTTTCCTATTGGAAACAAGCACCCAGCCTCTGGTGTGTTTTAAATTTTAGTTGTTTTCTCCCACTTAATCACCCCAATGAGGTCCAACAGATTACTTGCAGACTAATCATCTATATGTATAATCCACTTTGTGGCTAGTCCACATATTCCTAACTTAACTTAAAAGGTAAACACATGAGTGACTTTTCACCCGCAACACGCAACTCAGCCATGTGGTCTGGAGACTCCAGACGCATCGCACAAGGCAAGGCCAACGAGGTCATCTTGACCAAAACAGGCCAGATGGAAATACCAGACTTGTCTAACATCGAGGCAGTTCAGATGGGCCACGTCTTTGAACCTGTTATAGGTAGACTTGCATCTGAACGCTTAAAGGTAGAACTCCACAAGATTGAGGACGCAATTACGCATCCAAAAGAGGCTTGGCTAAAGTCACATTTTGATTTTGTCGGTAAAGAAGATGGACAAACCATCCTGGTGGAATGCAAGAACTACAACGCAGCAGTCCGCAACAAGTTTGAACCAGGAATGCTACCCGCTGCGGACATGGCACAGTGCATCCACGAGGCATTGGTGTACGGCTGCGAGAAGGTTTACCTGGCAGTCCTTTTTGGTGGTCAAGAGCTGCAGCTGTTCCCCGTGCACGTCACAGAACAGATGAAAACAGAACTCCTGTGGCAACTGGCTGAAGTCTGGGCACGAGTACAGACAAATAGCCCATACCCCCCAGAAGACTTGGAACAAACTAAAGTGATGTTCCCGACCTCTACAGAAAGCCTTAAAACGGCCTCACAGAGCGTAGAAATGGCCTGTAGTACCCTAGCATCCATCAAAGATCAAATCAAGGTTCTGGAGGCACAGGAGGCACAGCTGCAGACCATGATTCAAGGTTATATGGAAGACAAGGGCACACTTGTGTCTATAGATAACAAAGTGTTAGCCACCTGGAAGAACGCCAAGGCCAGCATGAAGTTCGACTCTAAATTGTTCCAGCAGTCCATGCCCGACATCTACGAGCAGTTCATTCGTCCAGTACCTGGTAGTCGGAGGTTCTTAATCAAATGATTAAAACCTTTACCATCCATGTTGAACCTGATGGCACTTACCATGCAACGAGCGGTCAGAGAGAAACAGAAGAAGACCGCATCATTCAGTTAAGAGCCAAAAACATGACTTACGGAAAAATTGCCCAAGAGTTGGGCATCATGCCTCACAAGGTACAAACCATTTGCAACGAGCGTCATTATCGTTTGTGCATTCAGTTAGCAAAAACATTTGATGAACTTGCAAAATTAAACTACCCCGCTAAAAAGACCGAACAGAATCTAGAAATGCAATTAGGTTGGTCTGCAGATGGCATTCAACTAATGAAGGAGGTGTTTTATGGAAACAAACATGATGTCGTTTAACCCCTACCAACACGATCTGTTCACCAAGTACAGAAGAACAGACCCAGTAACTTCCAGACAGGCTGCAGAAGAGGTTTTAGACAAGATCACAGACATACAGCAGAAGGTCTTAGATTACGCACTAGACCGTGGTTATACAGGTTTCACTGACGAACAATTAAACTTCTATTTCAACACACACAAGAGTACATATCGCTCCAGGCGTGCAGAGCTGGTGAAGAAGGGTCTCATTGTGGACGCTGGTACAACCCGTGACAAGATGACCGTCTGGGTGCATAAGGAGTACTCTAATGACTAATGAAGAAATCATAGAGATGGTTAAGAAGTCTGGATGGTCTGGCATTTATACAGAATGGGCAGAGCCAACAGGCGAGGCAGACTGGCCACTGTTTAAAGTTAGCATAACTGTGCCAGTAACTATGGATCAGATCAGAGCCTTTGCCAAACTTATTGCAGAAAAAGAACGTGAGGCGTGTGCAAAGATTGCAGAAGAACCGTGGCAAGGCAGTCCTAAAGCAATAGCAGAACTAATCCGAGCAAGGGGACAAGAATGAATAAAGTCTATCCTTTCCTACACCGCAATCCCACAAGTGGCTTGGTGACCCAGCATGATGGCATAGACACCCGTCTCTGGGTGGCAACACACATAGCAGCGGGCATGGTCTCATATGCCTACTCTAAATTTGCAACTGTAGAAGAAATTGCAGCATCCTCGTTTGCACTCGCAGACGCACTCCTAACTTTTAACGAAAGCAAACCTAATGAGCAACAACTTAATACCCCTGAATGACATCCAGACAATGGCTGAAGTAGCAGCTGGATCAAAGATGTTTGGGTTCAAAAACCCACAAGAGGCAATGGCAATCATGTTGCTGTGCCAGGCAGAAGACTTACACCCCGCCATCGCCATGCGGGACTACCACGTCATCCAAGGCCGTCCAGCCTTGAAAGCAGACGCAATGTTAGCCAGGTTTCAACAAGCGGGTGGTGCAGTTAATTGGAAGGTATACGAGGATGAGCAAGTCACGGGAATATTTAGCCATCCAGCGGGAGGCAGCCTTGAAGTCACCTGGACACTGGCAAAGGCCAAACTCATTGGTATTGCCAACAAGGACAACTGGCGCAATTATCCCAGAGCAATGTTGCGTGCTAGGTGCGTCTCTGAGGGTATCAGATCGGTCTATCCAGGTTGCGTTGTCGGTGTCTACACGCCTGAAGAAGTACAGGATTTCCAACCTACCCGACAAGACCAAAACCCTGTACCACCGACTCCAGTTGAGGTCATTAAGGAAGTGGTTAAAGAGCAGCAACACGCAGAATGGCCTCTATTTGTTCCAAACCTAGAAGAGGCACACAGTGCCCACCACTCTCCAGAAGAGTGGATAGAGGCTTATAGAGGGCTTGTAGAGCGCATCAACAGCTCTGCCAAGCTGAAGGTCCACGAGAAGACAGACAAGATCATGTCTCTCTATGTGGTCAACCAAATGGTCACAGACAAGTTCAGCAGCCACCAACGCATCTTACTCAGAAGTGCTATTGCCCAGGCTGGTGTAGACCCAGCAACTCACATTCCGACAGACGCAGAAACTATAGACATTTAAGGAGAAGACAATGCCATACGATAAGAAAATAAACGTAGGAGGTTATCCAGAACAACATGGCAAAGGTGTCATGTACTGGAATGAGGTCTCTGACCGCAAACACGAAATGTCACCAGACTACTCTGGTTACGTCCTCCTAGAGATGGACTATAAACGTGGTGAGAAGTTGTATCTGGGTGCGTGGAAGAAGGACACCTCTAGAGGTAACACTCTACTCAGCATTAAAGAGGACAACTGGCTGAAAAAGAAACGTCTGCAAGAACAGGGTATCAAGATGCAAGACCGTGAGGTAACTCCTGGTTACGCTAAGAAGGCTGCAGCAGCTGACGATGACGTGCCCTTCTGATGGCAACTAAGAAGATCAGCCCCACCCAGCGGTCTTTAGCCTACCTCAGAGAGGAAGGTTATCTAGTGTCTATAGTCGAGCATTGGAATCCATTTGCACGCATTAGACAGGACCTCTGGGGATGGTGCGATCTGTTAGCCATTAAAGAGAATGAGGTACTGGCGGTGCAAGTGACTGCCAGTGCAGTGTCCACCAGAATCAAAAAGATACAAGAAAGTGAGACCATCTCATGGGTGAGGAAAGCCAACATCAAGATACACGTCCACGGGTGGAGAAAGTCTTTGAAGACGGGCAAATATGTGCTGAGAATAGAAGACATCTCGTGAGGTTCATCAACATGAGTCTGCAAGAACTGTGGACACTCGCTTACTCGGAAGGGTACAAAGACGGTCAAGAGGGACGTTAGCTCAGATGGTAGAGCAGCGGACTTTTAATCCGTTTGTCGTGGGTTCGATCCCCGCACGTCCCACCAACACAGCAGTGGATGCGAACTCCAGGGCAATCCTGGGAGTTAGGACGGGAGCTGGCATACCCCCGTAATCCACAGTATGCCTTTTCTTAACTCAACAAGGATTTATCATGGCAACTCGTAAGAAAAAAGAAGTGACAGAAGTGAAAGCAGAGAAGAAAGAGAAGAAGATCAACGTGTTTGTAGCCACCCCTATGTATGGTGGTATGTGTACAGGTTACTTCACCCAGTCCCTGATCACGCTAGGCCACGCACTGCAGCAGAACGGCATCAGCATGGGGTTCTCTGCCATGTTTAACGAAAGCCTCATACAGCGTGGTAGGAACGCCCTAGCGCATACTTTCATGACCAACAAGCAATACACCCACCTGATGTTTATAGACGCAGACATCAAGTTCCACCCAGGTGACATTGTGAAGATGATCAAGTCTGACAAGGACATCATCTGTGGCATCTACCCTAAGAAAGAAATCAACTGGGCTGGAGTCGCACAAGCAGCTGCAGAAGGTGTACCCGTAGACCAGTGGAAGAACAGAACAGGGTCTTTAGTGATCAACCTCAAAGATTATCAAGGGTCAGTCACCGTGCCTGTGGACAAGCCTGTGGAAATCTTCAACGGGGGAACAGGGTTCATGTTGATCAAAAGACGCACTTTTGAACGCATGAAGAAGGTGGTCAACAAGTACAAGAATGACGTAGGCTTTATAGGCCAAGGCGTAGAACAGCAAGAGTGGATCACAGAATACTTTGCCTGTGCTATTGAACCAGGCACAGAAAGACTGCTGTCTGAGGACTACTTCTTCTGCTGGAAGGCTAGAGAGGCTGGTCTGAAGGTATGGGCAGCACCGTGGGCGCAATTAGGCCATTTTGGGACGTATTTGTTTGAAGGTGGACTCTTACCAGCACCTTAACGCTTGGCAGTCCTGGCAGCCTGTTTAAAGGCTTTTCTGGTAGGGTAACCAGGCTGACCAGGTTTCTTGGCTGGTAGCCCCGCTTTACGTCTTTTGTTGATATTGTAGTAAAGACCACGTTTTGCTTTTGGTGTTTTCATCTGCATCCCCATCTCCTACGGGCAGCACGCCCTCTTTCTCCCGTCCAACCTTTGGAGCGTGCACAAAATGATTTATGCCTTGGTCCTGATTTTTGGGGTGCTTTTAGCTTTGAGCCTGTTGCTTTGTTGTATTTTGCTCGTCCTTTGGCTGTCAAGCCTCCCCCTTTGGACACTGGGAGTTTTTCTCCTCGTCCTACTGATAATGATGGACCTTGTTTCCTAGCCATTATTTAATCCCCAAATATTGACGAACTGTATCTAGTGTTTGTAGTTGAGCTGGTGTATATAACTCTTTAGGGTTTTCCCACTGGTTAAAGGTATAACCCCTAAACATCTCTGGCAACCCTGTCATCTGATACCACTGCTCATATGGCCTGTTTTCTCCAAAATTAGCAACATGGTATTGATACCTCTCTTGCATAGATTTTGGGTCTAGTTGGCCTTGGAACTGTTGATAAAGTTGCTGCAGCTGCGGGTCTGTCTCTACCGCATAATGGCTAACATAATCTCCTAGAATGTCCAGAGGTGAGGTTTTAGGATTAAACACCTCTATAGCTGCCTGTCTGCCTTTAGCCCACTCCGGCAAGTCTTCACCTTTGTACGACTCCAACATATATTCTGGGTTTTGTTGTGGAGAGAACTTGTAGGCAATGTCCTTACCTTGTAGATAAGGGTACTCCTTTTGTGCTGCCTCAAACAAGCCAGCACCTTGCTGTTGAGCAATCGTATCCAGTATTGGTGGTGTATCCGACATGGCTTGTAAGACTTCTGAGTTATCAGGCATAGAGTCTTGTCCCCGCTTTATCTATGATTAACTTTTGTAGTCTAGGTTTGTCATTAGGACTATTAGGCACAGATATATGAGTCCAACGATCAAACTCACGAATAATTTGGTCATACTGCAACTCGCTCGCAATAATGGTTTTGACCACTTCATCTGGGGTCATACCAGGCACTCTAATATCTGCTGCACAACCTAACCTATGCTGAGACGTGTTTTTGCTACCTACGGCATTGTTCACGGCCTCACTGCGGTAGGCACTGTTGATCATTACGGGTTTCCCGCCCAGAGTGCTTTTAACCAGTTCCAGAAACTCTGCCAGGCGCATGAGATTTGCTTTTTCATATTCGCTAGGATCATTGTTCAACTCCCTGTGATCGGTGTAGGTCAACTCTTCCAGTGTAAAGTGTTCAGTTAGGATAGTCATTTTGCGGGTGTACTCTGATGAAGTAGTGCATCTTTGTTCTGGCTAGATGCAGATGAGCCAAAATAGAAACTAATCACTCCAGTCCAGGCAGTACCTAAACTACCCAGCAACAACATGAGTGCATCACTGCTGGTGACTTTACCCGACATCATGCCCACCAAGATGCCAAAAAAGCCCACAGTGATGATAATTGCCAAGAGTGGGGGTATCCATGACCGTGTGGTTGTTTGCATCTCACGGGCTGATTTACGGTCTTGCACAGCCAACTCCTCAAAGTTCAAGCCCATCTCTTGAGCTTTTAACTTGAGTTGTACTTCTGCAGCCTGAATACTCGCAATCTGATCAGCAGTCAGTTTGCCGGAGTTGATGGTGTCTTGTACCTGATTAGGGTCAACCCCTATAGCTTTGGATACCGCCTCTACTGCTAGGCCAGCAAGTGGACCGCCCAGGGCAGATGCAATCGTAGGTGCAATACTTTCAATCCAACTCATCTGTGAACTCCATTCTTACTGTTTTCGTAGTCAACATGAATAGCATACATGAGGGCAGAGAAGACGGTCAAGAGGACAAAGCAGCCAGCCAATAACGCTGCACGAACTTGCCAC